CGTGGAATTGAGTCTACCCAAAACCACAATGGCAACCCATCCGCTGCCGCTCGCGCCAATACTAGAAACTGGGTCGATAGCGGTACTGTCTGCGATGGTGATGGACTTGATAGCACCCAATCCTGCTGGAGCCGCCGGGTACACAAACGCAGTCGGCATAACCGTCTGCACCGTTGTCCCCGCCACATCCGGCGATCCCGCTTTATAAGCAACCAAATAGAACGGCCCGGTGCCGGGGTTGCTCAGGGTAAAGCTGCCATCGGCTGCAGATGCGGTGCGGAGCTTGACCAGATCGCTGCCAGTCTCAAACAGGTCGATAACGCAGGAAGCGAGGACAGTGCCGATGCTGGTGCGGGTCACACCCGTTATTTCCCAGTTAGCTCGGCCACCGGGGGAGCGATACACAAGCGTGCCGACCTGCCCCCCAGAATCGTCTGGGCTGGAAACTAGCCCCCGAAAATGGGAAGCCGCCTTCCCGCCCCAACCCATACGGGCGAAGGGCCGGAAGTCTGTGGTGACACGGCTCATGGCTTAGATGCTTTCCCAGATTTCGTAGTTATGGATAGTCATGGAACCTGTGGCAACGGTCTGGGTGAAGAACATGTCCACAGCATTAGCAGCAGTGTTGTCAAAGCCAGTGCCCACTGCGGGGGTACCCACAGGAACCATCAGCACACCATTGCCGCCAGCGGATGGCAGGGGGGCACCAATCAGGGCCTCGGAGGTGAACTTACCAATGCCAAACAGCGTAGTCGCTGTGCTGGTACCAACGGCGCGGCAGGTGAGGTCAATCTCCAGATCGAACGGCACCGTGGTCTTGGCGACGATGTTCAAGTTCAATGCACCAGTATCAAACGCAACGATAGTGCCCGATGGGCCAAGGCGTAAGTCAAAGCGGGCGGTTCCGGGTGTAGTCACCGCACAGGAGATACGGCCTTGCAGTTTTACCTTCCACTGCTTTCCGATGGTCCAGTAGTTGTTGGGCAAGATCAGGCGGTTGGCAACTGGAATGCATGAAGCAGCAGCCGCAGCGGTGAGTGTGGGGCCGTCGGTGGAGCCGATGACCAGGGGGACAAAAGATGATGGATTGGGGTACATGGTGGCGGTCCTTTTGAGGGGTCGGGATTAGTTAGGTATTTGCAGCAGTCAGTGTGAACGAAGACACAGTGACTGTCTGGCCGGAGGTGATCGTGCCGTTAACTGGCATTTCGTAGCCGAAGGTGATGGCCGCCGCATTGGCTACACCGGCTGTGCTGGAGATGCTCAGGGTGACTGTGGTGCCAGTGAACGCCAGTACAGTAGACCCCGCCACAATTCCTGTCCCGCTTACCAGTTGGCCAACTGCCACACCCGTAGTAGAAGCAAAGTTGAGTACATTGCCGTTAGCTGCCGTCAGCGCGTTGGTAGTCAGCGGGACAACGATGCCCGAAGTTCCCTGAATGGTGCAAGTCGTATTGGCTGTATCTTTGATTCGGAAGTGGGTAGGCGTAGCACCTGCGCCCGCAGAGGCAGTGCCAGTCCATGAGCCTAGCAAAGTTTTGGTAGTACCAGAGGCTGCATTCATCCAATCGGAGGGAAGCGACAGAGTTGCCAGTAAGGTTCCGGTATCAGCCGCAGCGCAATTGGCGGGGGCAGAGCCGGAATAGATGTTTAGCTTGGCTGCAGTGCCTGTAACAGATTCTGCCAAGTCGAGACGTGGCAGGTAAATAGTGGATGCGTATTGCATGTTAGACCTTAAAGGTAGTTAGGGTTTCAATGAGGTTGCCGTCACTATCGCGCTTATGCACCTGGTGCATACTTTGCTTTGGGGCCTGCTGAACAATGACTTGCGGGGCGGGTACATCCACCTTTACCTGTGGCGCTGCCACATTGGCCTCAAGCGTGACCATGCCTTCTGGTAGGTTGACATTGATTTCGTGTCCCTCGACAGTGACTGCAGGCGGGGTGACGTTGGTATCACCCATATGGATGGTTACCGGCGGTGTAGTGATATTGATGCTAGGGTCTCGCGCAGCGATTACATCGAGCCTGGTATTGAGTTTCTCGAAGGCTTTGGCTGTAGTTGATGCGGCATCCACTGCATCCGCATTTTGGTCTACCGGAACGGGCCGGCCATCTTCCACAGGCGCTGCGTTGGCGGGCATAGCGGGTGTACCAGCAGGGGGGAAGTAAATTCCATCGCGTTTTTCAGCATTTATTTCCTTCACCCGTTGCTCGTGCTTTTGCTCCCAGTCCACGCCGTCGTGCAAGATGCTTTCAGCCTGCTTGGTGCTGATACCCAAGTCCACACGGGCCTGGGCTGCAGCGACTTCTTTTTGTGGGTCGATAGAGCCGGGGCCGTCGCCAGTCCAAATTGCCGCGCACCAGGCAGTGCGCACAATGTCGTCGGAAAAAAAGCCTGGGCAGCTGATACGGCCTTCGGCAACCTCTTCGGATAGCCACAATTCAAATACGGGTTGACATAGGGTTTTAGAGAGCAGATCGCGGCTGGCGCGGAATGATTTCCACGCCATTAGCAGTGCAGCGCGTGCCGCACTGTAGCTGCTTTGGAAGTGCATGGTGAGTACTTCATACGGCATCTCTAGCGCCATGCCTATCTGGCGTACCATCGCTGTCCAAAAGGGGTCAAATGCGGGGTTGGGGCGGCCCGGTGTAGGGGATTCAATGCTCTCGCCCGGAAGCAGGTTGATGGCCTTGCCGCTTTCCATCTCGCCAGACCACTTGCTGGCATTCTCAATGATGGCACCCTGCGCGTCTTCGTCGTACAGAGTATCAAAGGCATCGGGGTCCATCTTGACGAAGGTGGCCATGAGGCCGGAGATGACGGCAGCATTCAGCTCGGCATCGGACCAACGACCCAGCTGCTTGAGAGGCTCCAAGATGGGAGAAATCCACGGAACACCGCGCACTTGGCCTGGGCGCAGGGGCTTGAATATGTGCAGCACATTGCGGCGGCCAGTCGTGGTGCCACGCATGGCGATGCGTTCCCAAGTGTTTCCCTTAGTATTGAAACCGCCTGGGTGCTTGCGGGCGACATTGACAATAAGAGATTCTCCGGTATCGGGGTCTATCTCGATACCACCAATACAGATTTCGCTGTCGGGCACCATGCCGGGGTTACATACCCTGTCTGCCTCGACCAGTTGCAAGGCCAGGCGGGGTGACTTTTGGTTACGTGACAGCCGTGGGGTAATGATAAAGGTATCACCACTCTCCAAATATGAACGGAATGCGAGATCTTGCAGCCCGTAGAAGTCGAGGCTGCGGGCTGCATCGCAGTCGGTGGATTCTGCCCAGGCTTTGAAGCGGCGCTTAGTATCGTCTTGCCACTCCTCGGCGGTTTCATCGTCCATACCAAGAAACTCGGCATCGATGGCAGGGGTATAGGTGAGGCCGGTTCCGACCACATTGCTGACCTTGGTGTTGAGTGCACCTAGGGCCACAGGCGCATTACGCATTTGGTCCCTCGAGCGGGCACGCAGCATGGGGAGGTCGAGCTGGGTATCGGTAGTGGCAGAGCCTGCGGACGGCATCCAGCGCGAGAGCTGTGCCCGGTCTACCTTGGCACCGGTGTAGCCACCCGTGAGCGCAAGCTGGCTGCGCTGTGCCATGCGGCGAAGGGCCAGGCCAGGCATGGCGTAGGCAATGGCTTTGTCTAGCAGGTTTTGCTGTACCAGCGGGTTCTGAGGGAGTTTTTGCATCAGCCAGCAACCACAGTGCGGCCACGGCTGCGGCCATTTTGGGCACGCAAGAGGGTGGCTACGCGGTTGTTCCAGGTGGTAACGCCTGCCTGTATTTCAGCCAGATTGGCCCGCATTAGCATACGCCCAGCGATTTCATAGCGCTGCCCGGTTAAAACAGCAGCTTCTGCAGCCAGATAGGCGCTGAGTTGGGTTTGTGCTTGGGTAAGGGTGATTCCCGCCATCGGTCGGCTCCAGTGTTGCAGGCGACTTTTACAAAAAAAGGCTGTGCCAAATAGGGCAAATTGGCACTAAATGGGGATTGGGCAGGAACTTGTCAGCTCCCGAAGCGGCCCCCACCCTCTTTCATGACCCGGTAGATGGTGCGGCGGCTGATATTATGCTTTTTGCTGATTTCGTCGTTATCCATCGCTGTGAGTCCATCTTCAAACACAGCGCGTCGTTGCTCGGGGGTCATACGTGGACCACGCTTGAGCACTAGCATGCTTTCCCCTGCATGGGCTAGCCTGAATTCAGCCTCAATTTGGCGGGCTAAACTCTCCGAGAAACCCGGCACCATGCTAATGACTTGCTGCAATAGCAGGGTTACAAGGTCAGGTTTTGTTTCTGGAAACATAGGCGCAATATTGGTCATAGGTACCATAGTTAGGAGCCTCGGCGTAGGCCGGAAAGGGAGATTTTTCCACCCGATATTTTTTTTCTTGGCAGACTAGATTCTCTATTATTTTGATAGCTGTCTGCGCTTTGTTCATGGGGGCTATCAGCCATTTTGATATTAAAAAGATCAGGCTTACACGGTGCATATTTGGCTTCACGCCGTGCCCAGCCTGGTTCACGGTAAGTCTGAATTCCTAAGTGGCAGGCGGCTGCGTAGGCGTAGACCATGCAGTCTCCACCCTCTTCGCGTCTTCCATGGGGTGTAATCCATCGCATGCTGGCTTTGCCCTGCACAGTAATAGGCATGAGTCGGGCCGCAGTCATTTGGTCATATTCATCGGTCGCCAACAGGCTCTTGGGGGTATGGACATAACCAGGGCCAACTTGGGTGACACGCATCCGTCCATAAATCAAATGCTTGGCTGTATCGGTACCGATGGGCCAGAGCTTCAGGCTGCGCGGCTGGGTTTTACCGCGCCAGGTGACATCGATCAGGCTGGGTTTTCCAATCACGGGGCGATTGGCCTGAGACGCGCCTTTGATGGCGAGAACACCGGCACGATCATGGTTGCGACAGTAGGCATACACTGCGTGGGTGTTATGTCCACCAGTATCAATACAGGTGGCCTCGATCACCATTTGTGCGCCGCTGGCATGCATGATGGGCGTGCGGCGTATCTCGGTCAGCCTCGTCCATGGGCTACCTTCTGTATTTTCATCAAGGTTTGGGTCGCCGTAAATGATGTGGCGTGCGACAAGCCAGCTTTCTTCTCCACGACCATAGGCCCATACACGCACTTCAAGCCGGTCGGGCTGGGTATCTACACCGGCAGTCAGCATTAGACCGCTATGGGGAACGGTACCTAAATCATAATCTTCAGCCCGTGCGGCCAATGCTTTCGCATCGCCGCCTTGCCCAGTTTCTTCCCATGTTTCAGCGAGGCTACTGTTCAAAAATTTCTTGAGTGGTGCACTGTTGCCAATGAGTCGAGATTCTTGCGCCTTCTCCCATTCTTCAACCAGGCTAGCCCAGCTCTTCCATCCCAATGGGCTATAAAGTTTGTTGAGCCAAAACCCTGCACGTTTTCCAAGTCCAGCTCCTGGGGCATCGGGTATCCATATGCCATTGGACAACATGAATTCTTTTTTATGTTCTTCGATGGAACCACCACAGTGACGGCAGATATACACAGCCGTCTCAGGCCGTGCTTTTCCGCCATCGGTCTTGAGCCACTTCAGTCCCCAAGCAGTCTTTGCACCCCAAAGTAATAGCTGCGTCTCTCCACAATGGGGGCATGGCACATGGTATTTGCGCTGGTCGCTAGCTAGATATTCAGCCTCAATAGTGCTTTGTCCTTTGATGCTGCATGTGCTTGCAATGATAAGTTTTCGACGGCTGAAATTGCTCATCCGCTCTTCCAACA